CAACATTGCACAATCGGATTATCGGCACGCCAGCCGCGCCTGTCAATAGCCTGATGTAAAAAATTATTCTATCACCGTCGCATACTCAATAGCCAGCCGCTATGCCCTACAATGGTGCGCCATGCCTACCCTCTAGCACATTCCATGCCTGACGCGGTGGCGTGCTGCCTAGCAAGTTTCGTGCCCGCAGCCTCCGGACGGCAACGGGGGGGGGTCTGCCCGGATGCCGGGGGATCGCAGGTCGGGGGTTTAGCGGCATTACACCTCCACGCGCTAGGGCCACTTTCCACTCCCCCAGGTTCCGAGGATTCTCCCACGGATTACTCGCCCGTAACTCGCGGGAGTTTGGTGAAGGGCGGCGGGGTAGCTGTTCGGCCACAGGTTTCCGCCGACTCGGGCTTGACAACCCACGGCCCGCAGCCTACAATCCGCGCATGATTAACTGATCTCCGCACACGCAAAGGGGACTGACATGAGCACACCACTGATGGGAACGGAAAGCGCGGCCGGAGCAATCCAGCGGGTGAAATACACCCACGACGCGCTGATTGACATGATTATCGCGAATCCTGCGGTGTCGCAAGGGCAGCTCGCGGCGCAGTTCGGGTACACCCAGGGCTGGCTCTCGCGGGTGATGAACTCGGATGCGTTTCAGGCCCGACTGGCGGCTCGGAAAATGGAGGTGGTGGACCCGCAGCTCGTGCTCTCCATCGACGAGAAGCTCCGCGCACTCGCCTCAAAGAGCCTGGACGTTGTTCTTGACAAGCTCGCCGTGACCCAGAACCCGGACACCGCGCTCAAGGCGCTGGAAGTGACCTCGAAGGCATTGGGCTACGGCGCTCGGCAGCAGAACCTCAACGTCCAGCAGAACTTCGTCGTCGCCCTGCCGCCGAAAGCTGCGAGTGCTGAGGAATGGGCTGCGACGCATGGGCCGAGGGGTACTTCCCAGACCCTCCCCCCTGTTTTTACCAGTTCCACCCCCGGCCACGGTCAAATCCTGGACGCAGAGGTAGTGCATGTTCCAGGTTGAGGCGGAACAGACAATCCTCTGGTCCCCCCAGCCTGGGCCGCAGACCGCGCTCTTGGAATGCCCGATCTTCGAAGTGTTTTACGGCGGTGCTCGGGGAGGCGGGAAAACCGAATCCTCCATCGGGGATTGGCTGCAGCACTCGTCCCTCTACGGCGAAGGCGCGATTGGAATCTTCTTCCGCCGGAAACTCGTCCAGCTCGCGGAAGTCATTGCCCGGACGAAGCAGATTTTCCCGAAGCTCGGGGCGAAGTACAACGAGCAGCAGAAAACCTGGACAATGGCGAACGGCGCTCGCCTCAAGTTTGCCTATCTCGAAAGGGACTCCGATGCCGAGGAATACCAAGGCCACAACTACACACGAGTCTACGTCGAGGAGGTCACGAACTTTCCGTCGCCAGCTCCGATTGATAAGCTCCGCGCAACGCTGCGCTCTGGCTCTGGCGTTCCTGTGGGCATGCGCCTTACCGGCAACCCTGGCGGGGCTGGGCATAACTGGGTCAAGAAGCGTTACATCGACCCCAACCCGCAAGGTTATCAAGTAATCGCGGAAGAGATGGAGATTGAGGTTGATGGGGAAAAGCGAATGGTCAGCCTTTCACGGGTATTCATCCCCTCGAAGATCGGAGATAACCAGCTCCTGGTGCGGAATGACCCAACGTATATCCTGCGGCTCCGCCAATCCGGCTCCGAGGCGCTGGTCCAGGCCTGGTTGGAGGGTAACTGGGACATTGTTGATGGGGCTTTCTTCGACGAGTGGGACGAGTTCGTTCATGTCCTGCCGACGAATGAGTTCCTCGCCCTGCGAAACCCTGGTATGCTATACTTTCGTGCGTTCGACTGGGGGTCGGCGAAGCCCTTCAGCGTGGGCTGGTACGCCGTGCTGGACAAGGAATACCGGCTCGGCGAACGCACGCTGCCGAAAGGTGCGATGGTCAAGTACCGGGAGTGGTACGGCTCTACTGGCCCGAACAAGGGCCTGAAGATGACGGCTGACCTCGTCGCGCAGGGGATTGTCGAACGCGAAAAGGGTGAGCGGATTCGTTATGGTGTAGCTGACCCCGCGATCTTCATCCGGGACGGCGGACCTTCCATCGGTGAAACGATGGCGGTTAACAAGTGCTCTTGGCGCCGGGCTGATAACAAGCGCAAGGCGGGGTGGGAACAGGTCCGGCAACGGCTGGTCGGTCAGGGGGGAACCCCGATGCTGTACTTTTGCGACTGCTGCGAAGACACCATCCGCACCCTCCCAACCCTCCAGCACGACGAAACGGACCCTGAAGACCTGGACACCGAGGCCGAGGATCACGCAGCCGACGAAATCCGTTATGCTGTCATGTCACGGCCTTGGGTTCCGAAGGCTACCCCGCCGCAAGGCTCGGGCTTGCCAAAACTTCCCGGTCAATACACTATCAACCAACTTGTCGAACGGCAGCGTCAGCGTCGAGTAGAAGCGGCAGAAATCTGACGATCAGAGGATAACATGGACACAACGAAAACTCTTGCAGGTGCTGTGGACACGGCGAAAGCCGATCCGAAAGTGCAGTCGTGGCTGACGGAACTGGACTCCGCCCGCAAACGGCTGAAGGACTACCGCAAGGATGCCTCGCGGGTGGTGAAGCTTTACGAAGGTGGGAAGGCCTCCGAATCCCCCTTCAATATCCTTTACAGCAACACCGAGACACTCGCTCCGGCACTTTACAACAACTTGCCGCGGCCAGTGGTGCAGCGTCGGTTCAAGGACGATGATCCGCTTGGCAAGGTTGCTTCTGACGTTGCGCGGCGCAGTCTTGAGTTCCTGATCGACAACGAACTTGGCACCTACACGCCCTTCGACGATCTGATGCAGCAGGCGGTGCTGGAAGCCCTCGTGCCTGGGCAGGGGGTGACTCGCTTCAAGTATGACGCCTCGTTCGTGGAGCAGCCCGAGCCGAACAATCCGACCGAAGGTCAGGAAGACGGGACCGGGGAAGGGGAAATCGAGGCTGTCGCGGGGGAAATCCACCCCGAACCGGCTGAGCAAGTCGAATACGAAACAGTCTGCGGCGAAGCCGTGCCCTGGGATCGGTTCCTGCACGGCTATGCGAAGCAGTGGAAAGACGTTCCGTGGGTAGCCTTTGAACACTTCATGACCCGCGAGGAACTGGTTAAGAACTTCGGGGAAGAGGTCGGCCATCGCGTTCCGCTGAACGTCAGTGGTAAGGAAAGCGGGCAACAAAGCGATGATGGCGATAACGACGATGCGAAGCTGACTGACGCCGAAGGCGTTACCCTCGCGCATGTCTTCGAGATCTGGGACAAGGAAACCAAGATGGTTCGGTTTCTGGCTCCGAGCTATCCCGCTGGCTTCGTGAAGTCGGTGGAAGACCCGCTCGAACTCTCGGGGTTTTTCCCCATGCCGCAGCCGTTGTCCCTGTTCCCGAAGATCAGTTCGCTCATCCCTATCCCCTTGTATATGATGTATGAGGAGCAGGCGAAGGAACTCAACCGCGTCACGGTGCGGATTAACAAGATCGTCCAGGCGCTGAAAGTCCGCGGATTCTACGACTCCACGCTTGAGGGCTTGGACAAGGTCCTGGCAGCGGACGACAACGTCCTGATCCCTGCCGAAAACGTAGCGGCGATGCAGCAAGGTCAGACTCTGGAAAAAGCAATCTGGCTCATGCCGCTGGAAAAGCTTGTGGCCGTGTTGCAGCAGCTCTACCTCCAGCGTCAACAGATCAAGCAAGTAATCTACGAGATCACGGGGATCAGTGACATCCTGCGCGGAGCTTCGGTGGCGTCGGAAACCGCAACTGCCCAAAACATCAAGAACCAGTGGGGGACACTGCGGCTGAAGAAGATGCAGAAGCGGGTGTCGCGCTACGTTCGGGATTGCTTGCGGATCATGGGCGAGATTGCTATGACGAAGCTCTCCCAGCAGACCATTGCGCAGATGACTGGTCTGCAATTCCCGACTGCACAGCAGAAGCAACAGGCCCAGGCTGTGCTGCAACAGATTCAGATGCAGGCGCAAGCCCAACCGCAAATGCCCGGACAGCCGCCAGCCCCTCCCCAGGCGCCTCCACCGCAAATCGCGGCCGCTGCTCAACTCCCGTCCTGGGACGAGATCATGGGGCTGCTGACAAATGACCTTCAGCGAAACTACCGCATTGATGTTGAGACCAATTCGACTGTCGACGCCGAGGCGACTGAGGACAAAGCCAACATGGGCGAGTTCCTCAACGCCATCGCACAGTTCATGAACGGTGCAGCCCCGCTCGTCCAGCAAGGTGTCCTTCCGTTCGATGCTGCGAAGTCCATTCTCCTGGCCGTCACCCGCCGCTACCGCTTCGGACCGGAGGTCGAGGACGATCTGAAAAAGATGCGGCCCCCACAACCGCAGGGCAACGGCGCGGACGCGAAGGCTAAAGCCGATCTCGAGGCAGCGCAAGCTGAGCAGAAAGTCAAAATGGAAATGCTCGCGATGGATAAGCAGCTCAAAGAAGCTGAAACCGCCGCGAAGATGGGAGAACTCAAGCGCAAAGGGGAATTGGCAGCCGCCACGCACGCAATGAAGCTGCAAGAGCTTCGGCTGAAGATGGCTGCGGCTAATCTCCCCGGCGTTACTCAACCGTAATCTGTGGGAGATTATCATGCCAGTTTATCCTTACAAGTGCCCCTCGTGCCAAGCCGCCTTCGACCGTTTCCTCAAGCTCGCGGAGTACGACTCGCCACAAACCTGCAACTGCGGAACCGTGGCTATGAGGCAACTCGCAGCTCCCGCAGTCCGTGGTGACTATGCCGGATACTCCTGCCCCGTAACTGGTCAATGGATTGAAGGTCGTCGCGCGCACGAAGAGAACCTCCGTCGCCACGGCTGCCGTGTGCTGGAGCCGGGGGAAACCGAAACCGCTCGCCGCAATCACGCTGCGAGCGAAGCTGAATTCGATCGTCAAATCGAGCGAACTGCGGAGCAGTTGGTAGCTGGCCTGCCCTCGCAGAAACTTGAAAAACTTGCCAGCGAAATGCAGTCCGGCGTAACAGCCACTGTGGTACGACAGTAAAGGAGAATACCGTGGGTATCGAAGATCTTGACAACAATGGTGGTGGCGAAGGCGGGTTGGACCTGTCCGCTGCTGGTGACACAATTTCCGCTGACTTGTTTGGCGGTTCGGGAGGTGATGACAATGGAGGCGGAACTGACGACGTTAACCTGGATGACGCTGGTACTGACCCTGCTGGTGCTGGCACAGCTGATCCTACTGCTACGGGTACTCCGCCGGCGAAGGAAGGCGAACCCGCGCCCGCAACTTCCACCCTCCAGCCCCCGAAAACCTGGCGCCCCGAGGCCGCGGCAAAGTTCGCGACGCTCCCGCCGGAAGTCCAACAGGAAGTCCTGAAGCGTGAAGAGGACATTTTCAAGGGTTTGGAAGGTTACAAAGCCGATGCTTCCATCGGTAAGGCCCTCAAGGGCGTCCTGCAGCCTTACATGCACATCTTCCAGGCCCAGGGCGTCGATCCGATGCAGCAAGTCTCAGGCCTGATGCGCGCGCACGTCGCCTTGGCCACTGGCACCCCCGAGCAAAAACAGCAATTCTTCCAGCACCTTGCCAAGGAGTATGGCGTTGACCTCGGCGACGAAGCCCCATACATCGACCCGCAAGTTGCAAGCTTGCAAAAACAGCTGGCTGACCTACAATCACGGTTGAATGATCGGGAGCAACAGGAGGCCAACGACGCTCGCAGCAAATTGCAAGCGGAAATTGACACCTTCGCCTCCGATCCGGCGCATCAGTACTTCGACGAAGTCGCAAACGACATTGCTGGGCTTCTGCGAAGTGGCGCTGCGAAGGACCTGAAAGATGCTTACGAGAAGGCGATCTGGGTGAACCCGGTCACCCGTGCTAAGGAGCAAGCCCGCTTGACAGCGGATGCTGATGCCAAGGCAAAAGCGGAAGCCGCCGAGAAAGCAAAACAGGCCCGCAAGGCAACTGGTGCGAATGTGAAATCGAGTGCGAAAGCGGCGAGCGGAACGGCTCCCCTTGGAAGTATCGACGACACGCTTAGCGCGGCTCTGGCAAACATCAAGTCCAGGGCATAATCGAATCTTTCATAAGGAGTTTCAATCATGGTAAGTCCCAATACCGTGTTCACGGAACTGGTTTCGACCACCTTCCGCAAGCACGCCAAGGAAATCAAGGACAACGTGTCCAAGAACAACGCCCTGCTGCGTCGTATCTACGACAAGGGCAATGTTCGCCGCGAAGACGGCGGCCTGACCATCGTCGCCCCGCTCGACTATGCTGAGAACAACACCTATCAGCGCTACAGCGGCTACGATGTGCTGAACATCGGCGCCTCGGATGTGATCAGCGCGGCTGAATACCAGTGGCGTCAGATCGCGATCAACGTCGTGGCCAGCGGCCTGGAACTCCGCACCAACAGCGGCGATACACGCATCATCAACCTGGTGAAGGCCCGTTTGAAGAACGCCATCCGCACGTTCAAGAACAACTTCTCCGCCGACATTTATTCCGACGGCACGCTGGCCAATCAGGTCAATGGTCTGCAGGCTTTGGTGGCTGACGCTGGTACCGGCACGGTCGGCGGGATTGACTCCTCAACCTGGACGTTCTGGAAGAACAAGGTGCAGTCCGCGGCTGCTCCGATTCAGGGCGGCGGCGCCATTGTCCCCGGCTCGTCCACGATGGAAAGCTTGATGCTGCCCCTGTGGCTCAGCCTGGTTCGTGGCGACGACCAGCCCGACCTGATCGTGATGGACAATAACTACTTCACGTTCTTCGAGCAGTCCCAGACCTCCATCAAGCGCTACACCGACGAGACCAAGGCCAACGCCGGCTTTGTCAGCCTGAAGTACAAGGGCGCGGATGTGATCTTCGACGGTGGCTCTGGTATCCCGGCCGATCATGCCTACTTCCTGAACACCGACTACCTCGAGTTGGTCGTGCACAAGGACGCGGACATGACCGTGATGGATGAGATGAAGCCCTACAACCAGGACGCAGCTGTTGTCCCGGTCCTGTGGATGGGTAACCTCGTCTGCTCGAACCGTGCGCTGCAAGGTGTGCAGAAGGCGTAAGCCTGGCAACCGGAATTCCCCCGGTATTACCACAAAGTAATCCGGGGGAGAATCGACAAGTCACTTTTCAAGGAGTTTTATCATGGCTTATGCTTTTGTTGATCCCAAAGTCGGTATGCAGCCGATAGCGGCCACTTCCACTGTCCAGAAGCATCCAATCGGCACGCGTGTCAAGGCTTTTGACCCGACGTTCGGTGAGGGTGAGTTCGTCTACCTCAAGGGCCTGGCTTCCACCGCTGTTGGTGAAGCTGTCATCTACGACACTTACGCGAACACGACCAAGCGTGGTGTTGCTGGCGACCGCGGTCCTGTCGGCATCGCAATGTCTGCAAACGGGGAGAACCAGTATGGCTGGTACCAGATCGCCGGTTCGGCAGTTGTGAAGGTTGCCGCAGCCTTCGCCGCCGGTGCCAACGTCTACTGGACTGCCACCGCAGGCACCCCGGACGACGCAGTTGTCGCTGGCGACAAGATCGACGGCATCCGCAGCAAGACCGCGATCGGCACCCCGGCCGCCGGCTTTGCCGTCTGCCAGCTCGCTTACCCGTCGGCTAACGCTAACGGCTAACACCTTTCACCTCCCACGGTGTTTCCTCAGGGCTTCGGCCCTGGGGTTTTTTGGTGGGAGGTTCCTATCACTAACTGTGGGAGTTAGATAATGATACAGAAACTCGAAGAACGGCCCCCGTTTGTCCGGTTTGAAGTCCGGGCTGAGGAAGACCGTCAAGCATCAATCGACGCCGGTCACTACGTTGGCCGGGATGTTCACTACGCTCTGATTACCCCGATGGGGTCCAAGGACTGCATCGAGCGTAAAGCCGACGAATGGTTCGACAAGCTCAAGCAGGATGTGGCGGAAGGTCGCTGCCCTCGCGAATGGCTGAACGCATTCAAGGAAGTCTACAAGGACTGGTGCGAAGGTCGCGAAGCTCCGCCGAACGGCACCCCGATCACGGACTGGCCGCCGCTGTCGCCGTCGCAGGTCAAGACTCTCCTGTCCCTGCATGTGCGGTCGGTTGAAGACCTGGCTGCGGCCAACGAAGAAGTCTTGGCCCGTATTGGTATGGGTGGCCGTGCGCTCAAGCAGCGCGCCATTGACTGGTTGACCAGTGCTGGTTCGACCGGCAAGGCCAGCGAAGAACTCTCCGCCCTTAAAGCCGCGAACGAGAACCTCCAGGCTCGCAACGAGCAGCTCGAAACCCAACTCCGCGAACTGGCCGCGAAGGTTGACGCACTGTCCGGGGGCAAGCCCGCCGCCAAGCCTCAAAAGCTCTAAGGAGTTATCATGACCCTGCTGCAAATCGTTCAGGAGTTCTGCCAGCGCCAAGGTCTGACAGTCCCCCTCATCGTCATGTCGTCGCAAGATGACCAGCTCATCCAGATCGTCGGGCTGGCGAATGAAATCTGCGAAGACCTTGTCCGCCGGCATTCCTGGACCGATTTGCAGTATGAAACGGTGTTTTCCAGCGCCGCAGGGTCTGACCAGGGCCTGCTTAGCGACCTCGCTCCGAACGCTTTTCTGAAGATTCTCAACGAGACAATCTTCGACCGGACGCGCCGACTCCCGGTCTTCGGCCCCCGCTCTCCGCAGCAGTGGCAAGTGCTGCAAGCCCTGCCCATGTCCGGCCCCTTCTACCAGTACCGCGTGCAGCAAGGTCGGTTGAAGATCATCCCCGACATGCCGGCAGGCCACACGATGGCCTTCGAATATGCCTCCGAAGGTGTCGTGCAGGACAATTCCACAGCCACGCCGACGGCAAAGGCCTTCTTCACTCGCGACGATGACACGTTCCTGCTCGACAAGACCCTGCTCCTTCTCGGCCTGCGGTGGCGTTGGAAGGAGGAAAAAGGCTTGCCCTACATGGAATCGTTCCGGCTGTATGAAGCTGCCGTTGCCGAGGCCGCTGGCGCCGACGGCACCAAGCAACCCATGTCCATGAATGAAGGCTCCGGCATGATCCAACCAGGTGTCTTTGTCCCGGCAGGTAACTGGAGTATCTCCTAATGCGCCAAGTCATGAAATCGGCTGCCGCGCCAACTTCGGCAGGTAAAAACATTCCAGCACCAGTTGGTGGCTGGAACGCCCGCGATCCGATTGCGGATATGCCTGCTCAAGATGCTGTGTTTCTGGATAACTTCTTCCCGCGCACCAGCGACGTGATGCTGCGCCCAGGGAGTGCGCTGCTCGCAACAATCCCCGCAGACACAGAACCCGGCAGTCCTCGCAATATCCGTTCCCTCCTTTCCTTCAAGGCCGCCAATGGAGCGGCCAAGCTTTTTGCAGGTGCGAATGACGGGCTGTATGACGTGACGGCAGGCGGTACGATTGATGCCGCTTCCAGCGCAGCGACCAACGCTGAATGGCAGTCAGTGAACATCACCACGTCTGGCGGGAGCTTTCTCTGGTGCTGCAACGGCGTGGACAAGTCCCGGTACTTCGATGGTGCGGCGTGGACTGTGCTGGATGCCTTATCCACTCCGGCACTGTCCGGCGTCATTTCCGCAGACATTACCAACGTCAGCCTGTTCAAATCTCGATTGTTTTTCACGGTTAAGAACTCCCTGTCATTCTGGTATCTGCCGGTGAACAGTGTCGCTGGCTCGGCCTCGGAGTTCCCCCTCGGAGCCTTGTTCCGTCGTGGGGGTTATCTGGTGGCGACGGATGCTTGGACCCTCGACGGCGGCAACGGCCCGGAGGACTATTTTGCAGCCGTCACCTCCGAAGGCGAAGTCGCCGTCTACACTGGCACCGATCCTTCCAGTGCTTCCGCGTGGTCCCTCAAGGGCATCTACTACGTTGGCAAGCCTATGTCAAAACGATGCCTTGTAAGGGTCGGGGGCGATCTGTGCCTGCTCACAGTCCAAGGGCTCTACCCGCTGTCGAAGGCGCTGCAGTCTGCTACTGTCGACCGTCGCGCCGCTGTGAGTGACAAAATCTCCCGTGCCTGGGTTGACTACACGCAGACATTCTCCGGCCTTTACGGCTGGCAGCCGGTGATGTTCCCGGAAGCCACCATGCTGCTGGTCAATGTCCCGGTGCTCAGCCGGCACGATATCAACTCCGTCTACAGCTACCAATTTGCAATGAACACGCAAACGGGTGCCTGGACGCGCTTCGTCGGAATGCCTGCGGAAGTCTGGGCACCGCACGACGGTAAGCTCTACTTCGCCCTCCACAACAAGGTTTACCAAGCCTGGACCGGGACTGACGACGTCGGCAAGCCTATTGACGCAACAGCCAAAACTGCCTTTACCTACCCGACTCGTGGGGCGATGAATCATGTCAAGCTCGTTCGACCAATCGTCACGACCAATGCTTCGTTGAAGCTCAAAGTCGGAGTCGATACTGACTACGACGAAACCGACCCAATCACTGGCTCTGCCATCACCTACGTTCAGTTCCAATCCCGTTGGGACCAATCGAAGTGGGACGAAGCCTATTGGTCTTCCGGAGCTTCCACCGTGGCGAAGTGGCGATCAGTTTTCCACAAACCAGGCTATGCCCTCGCTGTGCGCTTGCGCGTGACAACCAAAGGCATTAACATGACATGGATTGCTACGGACTTGATCATTCAGCGCGGAGGTATGCTGTGAAGGTCGCGGACCTCACTCCTGAAGCCCTCAAGTTCGCAGAAACTGCGTTAGGATTGTCCTTTCCCGGTGGTACGACCGGAATTATGAGTTTAACTGACGATGGTCAGATTGCCGGGGTGGCAGTTTTCACCCCTCCCTGCCGGGGAAACAGCAATTTGCACATCGCGGCTGCGGCAAAGCACTGGTTCACGCCGGAGTTCTGCCGCAGGATGTTTTTTCACGGTTTTATCACGCTCCAGGTAAGCCGCCTGACAGCCTCAATCGAAGCGTCGAATACCCTGTGTCAGCGCCTGGCCGCAAAAACAGGGTTCCGCCTCGAAGGTTGCCTCAGAGGCTTCGATTTTGGAGATTTGCTGATGTTTGGAATGAGCAAAGGGGAATGTAAATGGGTGGAATCGTAGATGCAATCTTCGGCGGTAACGACGCTCCGCCGCCTCCCGATCCAATCGCAACTGCCAATGCACAAGGCGCCGCCAACATCGACGCGGCTCGGATTACTACTGCCCTCAACCGTGCAAACCAGCAGACGCCTTGGGGGAATTTGACTTGGGCGCGTGGCGGAAATGACTGGAACGAGCAAGGTTACAACCAGGCTCTGCAGTTGTATAACGAGCAGCTCGGGAACTACAACACCGCGCTGTCGAACTTCAACAACAATCAAAGCCAGAGCCAGGGCTATGGGATTGGTGACGGTGGCTGGTGGTACCAACCTCAGCAGCAGTTCACTGGCACTGCACCGACAGCCCCGAAAAAGGAAGACTTTGGCTACAACCCGGATGCCTGGACTTCCACCGTCACGCTTGACCCTCGTATTCAGTCCTTGCTGGACTCCAGCCTTGCCACGAGCCAAGGGTTGCAGGAAGCGATTGACAGTTCGCTGACAAACACGACGAACACGTTGTCGCAGCCGCTCAACGGTGTCAACCCTGTCGACATTAACGGTATTCGCGCAGGCGTCAATGGTCGCTACACCAGCCTACAACCTTCTCTGCAAGGGTCAACTGAACTCGCCGCCACCGGGCGTGAAGGTATGGCGGAGCAGCTTTCCCGCCTGCGCAACCTCTACGGTCAGGACTTCAACTACAACTCCGCGCCGGCGATGCCGACTGCCGACGAGAGTACCCGAAAGGCAGTTGAAGATGCGCTGTATAGTCGTGCGACTGCCCGCCTCGACCCCCGGTTCTCCCAGGCTCAGGATCAGTTGATTTCCAGTCTTGCTGCGCAGGGGATCACGCAGGGCAGTGAGGCTTACAATCGCGAGTTGCAAAACTTTAACAACGCGCGTAATGATGCCTACGCCTCTGCAATGAACGATGCCATCACTGGTAGCGATGAAGCGATGCAGCGTTTGTTCAACATGGGCCTGCAGGCTCGTCAGCAAGGCGTCAACGAAGCCAACACCCTTCGCACACTGCCGACACAGGAAGCCGCGGCTTTGGCCGGAATCTCTAATGGGCTGGACACGGCAAGTCGGAACTGGTATGGAGCGGAAACGGCGCAGGAAACTGCGAAGGACAATTCTACGGCGAACCAGTTCAACATGGAGCGCATGAACAACCAGGACCAGTTCAACAACACAATTGCTGTGCGGAATCAGATTCTCAATGAACTGAACGCATTGCGGACTGGCGCACAGGCGCAGATGCCGAACTTCGGCTCCACGAACAGTGGGGCACAGGTCGGGGCAAGTCCGATCGCACAGTCGGTGTACAACTCCTATCAAGGGGATTTGGCGAATTACCAAGCTGGCGTTGGGTCAAACAACGCGATGCTGGGGGGCTTGGCAAGCCTCGGCGGTGCAGTGATGAGGGCTCCGGCAGGCACGTTTGCCGGTCTTGCGGCGTTGTTCTAACATGGAACAAGTCGTCCCTAATCATCAAAGCCCGCTTGGGGAGAGTGCTGTTGCAGCATGGCATTCCCCTGAGTTTGTGGCGAGTTTGTTCAAGCAAGGTGAAGTCTGGCGGTTGTCCGTTGCGCGGACAGACTATTCCGACGCACCATTGTCCTGGGAAGACCTGATGGCTGTGAAGCGGGATTGCGGTTTCGGAGACTACGACGCGCTGGAGGTCTATCCCCGCGACGAAGACGTGTTCAACACCGGCAACGTCCGCCACTTGTACCTGACAGGGACTGCGCCGTTTGCCCTGCGGAAAAACACCCATGTATTACCGCAGAGTAATACCCACGGATAAAGGAGCTTACTGTGCCAATGATGCCGACATATGACTTCGAAACCGAAGCCGATGCTATCAAGCGGAAGCAGGCGATTGCTGATGCGCTGCAGGCGAGCGCGCTTCGCCCGATGGAAATGCCGCAGCAGCCGGGGGTGAAGCTCTCCGTCGTGAATGTGCTGGCGAAGCTGCTTGAAGGTTACGTCGCAGGTAAGAAATCCGACGAGGCTAAGGCTGACCGCACGGCGCTGAGCCAGCGCTATAGGGATGAACTGAAGAGCGGGCTGGAGCAGTATTACAAAACCATGCAGGGCTATGAGGCTCCGTCGATGGCAATGGCTCCTGGCGAGGATGGTACACCGCAGATGGTCAAAGTCCCTGGCGACCGGAAGAAGGCAATCTTCGATGCGCTGGCATCCAACCATCCTGTCCTCCGCGATCTGGCAATGAACCAGCTCAAGGAAGAAGGCAAGAACCAGCTCACGCCGAAGGACCTGCTGAGTATCGCTACGCCGGAAAGCGTGCTGGCGAACACCAGCAACCCGGCGGCTTGGAAGCCGAAGCGCGAACTCAAAGCATTTGCTCCGGGTGAAGTACTGCTCGATTCCAGCGGAAACTACGCAACCCCCGGCAACCCGTCGGGGCAGCAGCCGTTCGACCTCAAAACCATCGGCGGCGACCTGTACCAGACAAGCGCAACCGGGTACAAGAAACTCGATAACGCGCCGAAGGTCACTGTCCACAACACTGTCAACAGGGGCGACCACGCCCTGATGCAGAAGCTTGGAGAATCCACAGCCGAGCTGATTAACAGCGCCCGCATCGGGAAGCAGCAAGCCCAGCAGATGATTTTCGCGGCGAACCGCCTTGAGGAGCTCAACAACAAGGGCGTGTTCAGCGGACCGACGGCGAATATCGCCACCACGATTGGAGCCTTTGCGCAAACTCTCGGCGTGCCTGTGGACCAGAACAAACTCGGCCGGTCGGAAGAGTACAACGCAATCCTTGCCCAGCAAGTCGCGAAGGTCCTGACAGCCGGCAACGGTGTCGGCCGCTCGATGACGGACGAAGACCGCAAGCGCTTTGAACAGCAATTCCCGCAACTGATCAACACACCGCAAGGTCGTCAGCAAATCATCAGTATGCTACGGAACAGCGCGGCCCAGGACATACAATACGCGAACCAAGTCGAAGCTAACCTGCGTAAGAACTACCCTGAGGCTGCTCGCCTGTGGGATGTGGCTCCGACGACGGTGGGCTTCCCGACTCCAGCTAATGCTGGCGGCAGTGGTCCTGGCAATCCGATCCCCCTTGACCAGTACCTGAAAAACTTCGGAGGTCAATAATGCCAGTCGTAAAAATGCCCGATGGGACACTGGTGGATATGCCGGACAATCCGACTCCGGAACAGCGGGCGGCATTGCAGGCGATTCTGTCGAAGGCTCAGCAAGCACCAGTAGCAGCCACGAAGGAAGAGCCGTCAGATCTCGGAGAAACCGCTCGCGTGATCGGGAAGTCGATCTACGGCGGGCTGACTTCGGTTCCGCGATTCGTCATGCAGGCCGGGGATTGGCTGGAGGAAAGGATGCCGACCCCTGAATGGACGAAAGTCCCTATCCCTGCCTACAAGGAAATCTCTGCAGCTGACCAAGCTATCCGCGAAGCTGTTGAACCGAAAACCAAAGCCGGCAAGGTGATTGGCAATATCGGCGAAGCTACTGTCGGAGCCGTCGCAAGCCCTGGTGGGCTGGTTGCCCCTGTCCGCTCGGCATTGATCGGTGCAAGCTCCGGAGCAGGAAGCGAAGCAGCAGCTGCCACCCTCGGCGACAACGCAGTGACCCGCGTGGCTGGTGGGCTTGCCGGAGGTCTGACCGGAGGCCTCCTCATAGCCGCGAAAACCAATCGCAAAACGCTTGCGCGCGAAGCCCTTGCCGACGCACGGCCAGAAGACATTGCCGTCGCAATCGAGCGAATGAAAGCTGCCCGAGCCGCTGGCATCCCGATCAACCTCAGCCAAGCCATGCCGCGAGCCTCGAACATCGACGCTTACGTGGATGCGCTGGCGAACAGCAGACATGGCCGCAATGTCACCGAACAACTTCGCAGGCAACCTCAGCAAATCGCTTTCGGAATTGAAGAGCAGATGGCTAACCTGCCTGGGCAGATTCGTATGCCACAAGTACTTGCGAACAATGCCCAAGAAGCCGCAACGGCAGCAATCGACGCGGTGAAGCGTGCCCGCACGAATGCTTGGCAAAAAGCCTATGACGACGGGTTGCTGCAGTCTGGACAACTGACCGTGCCGGAAACAGCGGTTGCAGCGGCCTACCAGAAGCTTACCGACCTCGCGAACTCCGTTCCGAACACCTCGAAGTCGAAGATGTTGATGGACTTGCGGGAGCGGCTTGTTACACCTGAGGGCTTCATCACCGAGCCACTGCAACTGAACGAAATCCTTAAGGACGCCGCAGGGCGGTTGAAGCCGGTGAACCTCGCGACGAGCGGGCTGGATGCTGGCGCCGCCAAGTGGGTGGGGAAGCAGATTAGCGAACTGCGAGATGACTTCGGCAACGCCTTCGAGCCGATTCGAAAAGCCAATGCTGCATACCAAGCCGCAACACCGGCAGTTGACGCGATGAAGAAGTCTGTCGTCGGACGGATCGCCGGACGCTCGGGAGCCCTCGATGCGGTTGAATCCCCGCAGACAAAGCTATTCAGCGTGTTCGAAAAGGGCACCACTCCCGGTGCAACCTCCTCCGAAATCCTGACCCTGGAAAAGGCCTTCCGCCAAGCTGGACAACCGGAGGTTTACCAAGACGCGGCCAAGTCCTGGCTTGCCGGGAAGGTGTCAACCGCCCTCAAATCCACCGACAACCGTATGCCAGATAACATCGGGGAACGCTTGCGCGTAGCCTTCGGCGATCCACGACAGCTTGACCAAACCTCCAAAGGGTTCGAGGATGTGCTTGCTGGCCTTGCGCGGTCGCAGGGTGTGCCCGAGGCGCCGTATGTCAAGGGGTTCAAGCGCTTCATGGAGATCGTCTCCGACGCGGCCCGCCGTCCTGGAAGCGTTCGCGGCGTGACCCCAGATGAGGTCAAGGAAATGGCCTCCGAGGGTATGACCAAGCACGTCGGCCAAGTTAGCGTAATAACCCCCATCCGCCAGCCTGCGCTCAGGTGGGCCATGTTCCTCGAAGCAGATGCCCTCAGCGCAATGGACAAGCTCTTGACAACACCCGAAGGAGTGGCTACACTGGTAAAACTTGGAAAGCAGCCTCCACGTAGTCACGCTGCGGTGAGCACGATGGCAACCTTCCTGGGCACTAACGCAGCCGCACAAGGCGGGGAACAGAATCTCCCCGGCATTACGGCGGAATAATACCACGGAGAAACTATCATGTCACTTGACGGAAACGGAACCTACTCGCCGCCTGCGCCGCAGTTCCCTGCCATCCCGGATACGATCGTCTACGCGGATGACTTCAACCAGATCATTCTGGACATTGCCACAGCTCTGTCAACTGCGATCTTTCGTGACGGGCAGGCAGCTTTCACGGCGGATCAGTCCCTCGGAAACAACAAGCTCACCAATGTCAAAGCCGGGGTAAACCCGCAAGACGCAGTGAACTTCCTGCAGGTCTTCACTGACCCGGTGTTCGTCGCCACGACATTGCAAGGGTTCAAGATCAGTGGCTCGATGTTCCAGGCTTTGATGACCACCATCACGCTTGTGGCGTCGGGGACACTGACGCTAAGCGGAGATACTGTCAACCTAACCGGAACTACACTGCTAAACGCTAGCGGGTCTGGCGAGGTTCGCCTGCCTGCGGCCACAAGCATCGGGACGGTCAGCGCAAGCGAACTTGCAACCCTCGACGGACTGACGGCTTCGACTGCGGAGCTGAACATCCTCGACGGCGCGCTGCTGACCACCGCGGAGCTGAACATCCTCGCAGGTGCCCTGATCACGACGGCGGAGTTGAACCGCTTGCAAGGTGTGACTTCACCGGTCCAAGATCAACTCGACCTCAAAGCCCCGCTTGCGAGCCCGGCACTTACAGGAGTCCCTACGGCTCCTACGGCTGCTCCTGGTACGAACACAAACCAACTGGCTACAATGGCCGCTTTGCTGGCGCAGGCGTTTAACAGCGCTTTACCAAACCAAGCAGGAAACGCCGGGAAATTTGTAACGACTGATGGTGTCAACGCCTACTGGGCTGACGTCACTCCTAACATCTACTACATGGGGCAATTCTAATGGCTATCGGAAAACTTGGCTCGGCGGACTTGGCTGCGACGACCGACACCCTTCTCTTCACAGCAGCCGTGGCCCAGGTCTTCAATGTGCGATTCGCCAACCGCAACGATACCGCCGTTAAGGTGCGTGTCGCCATTGGAACTGGTGATGCTCCTGCAAATGCAGACTACGTGACCTATGACGCAAGTGTCGCTTCTGGCTCGATCCTTGAAGATACTGGCCTCGTCTGCTCTGTCAATGAAAAAGTATGGGTGCGCAGCGACACGGCTAACGTGTCTGCACGTGCTCACGGTGTTTAAGGAGATATAACATGGGTCAACAACTGACTTTCGGCCAGAACCGTCAAAACGTTCGCAATGCCAGGTACCAGTTCTTCATGTCCCCAGGGTCCTTCACCTGGGTTTGCCCGGCTGACGTCTATCAAGTTGAGGCGATCGTCTCTGGTGCGGGCGGCGGAGGTGGCGGTGGTCACAGTTCCAACGGTTCAGGAGGCGGTGGTGGTGGTGGTGGTACGTCCCGCGGCCTGTTCACCGTTGTCCCGGGTCAAAGCTATACAGTCACGGTCGGTGCAGGTGGAATTGCTGGTACGACCAGCAGCTCTCCAACGGCTGGCGGCACTGGCGGTACGACCTCGTTCGATACCTTCCTAAGTGTTCTTGGTGGTACTGGTGGCGCGGTCGGTGGTAACGGTGCTGGTGGTGCTGGTAGCGTTGGTAACGTTTCAACCGGCGGCAACGGCGGCAGGGGTACAACAGCTGCTTCGTATAACGGTGGCGGTGGCGGTGGCGGTTGCGGCTTTGTCTACTTCACCAAGGGCGGTAACGGCGGCAACGGCTACGCTCCAGGTGCTTCGTCCAACCCAGCTGGTGCAAGCGGTGGTGGTATGTTCTCGGACGGCACTCCGGCGCACACTCGACGCTGTGGTGGTTCGGCTTTCCCCAACGGTACCAATTCAGACGGTATTGCACCACCATCAAGCACTTCGCCGACGAATGGCATCTACGGCAATGTCAAGATCCTCCAATTCCCTGATGCTACTGCGCCGTTCCTTGACCTGAGCGGTAGCGGCGGTGCTTCGGCATCGACGTCTGGTACCGGTGGTAATGGTGCTGCGGGTGGCGGCGGTGGTTCTGGCGCTTACGTAGGCGGTGGTGGTAACGGAGGCATCTTCGGAGGTGGCGGCACCGGTGGTGATAACACGGTCGGTGGTTCCGGTGGTAACTGCGGTGGTGGTGGTGGTGGCAACACAAACGCCAATGGCGGACCTGGTGGCGCCGGTCTTGTCGTCCTAATTTGGTAAGGAGCAATCATGAAAAAAGCTTGGATCGAAGACAATCGCGTTCGGGACATCTGCCCAGGTGACCCTGCCAAGTGCTACCATCCCGACATTGCGCAGTTCTACGTCACTGATATTGGTGATGATGTGCAAATCGGCGCCACTTGGGATGGGCACCAATGGACGAATCCGGCGCCTCCTGAACCCGAGCCGGCGCCTCCTGCACTGATCCCCATCATCGGCCCCATCGCCTTTCAGATGCTGTTCAAGGTCGAAGAACTCGTCGCTATTGACGCGGCCAAGGAGACCAACGCAGCCATCCGAATTTTCTGGAAGCTGCTCGACGACCCACGCACTGACTTCGTTGACCGTAACCTCGAGCCGATTCAGTCCATGCTTCGCAACCTCGAAGCCGGTGGGCTGATCGGCCCTGGCCGTGCGGAGGAAATCATCCACGGGGAAGTGTCAAAATGAAGTCCTATGGTCGCCGCGTGGCAGTAGCCATTGATCAGCTATTCAACGCCCTTGCCGGCGGCGACGAGGACGAAACTATCAGCAGCCGCGCCGAGAAGGCTCGCCGAAAGGGTCGGCGCTGGGGCTGTGTGTTGTGCCGGGTGCTTGACTGGCTTGACAAAGACCATTGCAAGAATTCGATTGAACTCGACGAAGGGGAGAAAGTAAGTGAGTGAACCAACGCAGGCACAAACATGCCGTCCG